TGTCAGCTACCTGTTCAAAGCCAAGTTTTCGGCACAGTTTCAAGGACTTATAATTATCCTTGCATATAGGTGCGATTATAACCTTGACTTCTAAAATGTTAAAGGGATAGTCAAAAATAGCATTTAACATGGCTTTGTTAAGCCAATAAACATCCGTAGTTGCTACATGAATTTGGCAGGAATTTGGGTTGAAATTGTCATATCCAACAACTCCAATTAATTGCCCATCTTTCTCTTGCCCAATACACATAGTATTGTCAGGATATTCAAAATCTCCTACTTCTGACAGCCACTTCCTTAAATTTTCTTGGTTTTCCGTTGTAAGCCTACGCATTACAGAACAGCACCTTTTTCCATGACAAAATCGGTGGAATCCCAATGTAATTCAATGTTTTGCGATGCAATATTTAGGGTAAAACTGGCGGCATAGCCTATTCCAGTAACGCCTTGCCATTGCTTAGTCGTAATTAATCCTGCTGTCCAGATATTATTGTCCCATTTGGCGGTGTCCCAAAGACCTACCTGTGAAACGGCTGGATTGTAACTAAGTGAATTTTGTGGATTGGCAGCATCAAAGTCATAGCTCATGCCAGCCAAAATGGTAGGTACGCCATTATCCGTCTGAATAATTGGGCGAACCATTGAAAACCGCTTTAATTGACCTCTAGCATCAAAATAGTTATAGGCTTGTTGGGCTACAGCATTAATGTTTGTGCCAGCATCGCTGTCGCCATTCCAAAACTGTCCTACAAAGCCATTTCCACCAAAATAGCAGTTGTCATAGTACATTTCAAAGCAAGCAGCGCCAATATTGGTAAAGTTAGCCCAAGACTTTGTAATGGTGTGCATTACATATTGCTGAGTTCCACCTGAAATTGGGATATTGAGGATAAGCATTTGGGGTTTGGCAAAATACATAATCTGCCAGCCAAAATTGGTGCTATAAAGACTTGTAGCAGTAGCTACAGCTTGGAATATCTTGTCTGTTAAGTTAATTCGAGGGTCAAGACGGCTAGACTGAAGGTCTGCTGTCAATGGCACTAAACCGTCATTGGTTAGAATTAAAAGGTCTCCAGCCCACTTAAATAAGCATCTACGGCTAAATATATAACCAATCTGAAATACGCCTTTTAAAGCCCATGTCGTAGCAGAAGATGGGTCAGTTCCTTGGTAAACGATGACCTCACCCATATTGGTAAGAAATACTGCAAAATCATCAACGCCATAACCAGCGTCAAGAGTCCAAGTACCCATTGCTTGAATAAAGCCACCATTTCGTGCTATTCCTCCAAAATTTAGGACTTGCGCTGCGCCACCCAATGCGTTGGTAGGCAAATACCAAACATTCATTGAGTTGTTTTGGGTGAAATAAAGCCTATTTTTAAATAGGTTTACATTGACAAAAGTGTTGCTGTTTACGCCAGTTACATAAAAACCAATAACATAAGTTCCCACAACACTTGCATTACCGCTTGGCGTTGTAGCCATTGTGTAGGTAAATGTATTTGCGCCAGTAACAGTAATAACATAAGTACCGTTGTAATCGGTAGGCGTTGCACCAGTAATTGTTACTTGATTGCTAGTAATAAGACCATGTGGCGATGATGTTGTTAAAGTAGCTAATGTTCCTACATGGGTAATGCTAGAGATGGTCTGGGCTGTGCCAGTCGTAGCCATCTTAATCCAGTTTGTGCCGTCATAAATAATGACTGGGTCAGCACCGTTACAAGCAACAAGATAATTTCCACTAATATTAGAAAAATTGACATGTTGCCATTTATCGTTGGTTAGCCCTGTCAAGCTAGAAGTTGCGGTGCTAGATGAAGCATTATAAATCGTGTTTCCTGCTGCGGCAAACAAGGTTTGACTGCTTACTCCAGCGTAGGTCATTAGGGTGTTTACTTGACCTGTGATGCCTGTCGAAAACTTAGTATATCCTCGTCTTAATTGGACATCGTAAGGCGTAGGAAAAAAATTGGTAAGCTGAACGGCATCCGTTGGGGACATTTCAGCAAGGGAATCCCTAGCGTTCCAGCCACCAATCGGTGCGGGAAGTGACGCAACGGTAGCGTTAAACTTTTTTGGCTGACCAAAAATCATGTGCCATAGCCTGTATCAGGGATATTAGCCCAGCCAATAAGCACTTTGCTTGGATTTGGCGCAAATGACAGGTTAGGTGCGCCTTTATCATTGGCTTTCGCTATTGATAAATAACGCTGATAGTCTTGCAATAATGATGTGGTGTCAAAGCCTTTAACTTGGAAGTATTTGAGCTTGGTATATAGCACCATGATACGGCTATCAAAGAAAGTCGTATCGGTATCGTTAATAAATTGTTGCTGTGGCACTCCTGCGGCTGATTCTGCCCATGCGTTAGAACGATATTCAAAGCCTAAATACTCTTGGGTATTCATTGGTGGCCAGATTTGGAAAGTACCCCCTAGAATACGCCAACGGACACGAGGGCCAGTTGAGATATAACCCGATTTTAGCCATTGCCATTGCTGTGCATCCTCAGGGCCAAGCATTTCCCAATGCTTTGTCTTATCCCAATGTGTGCGGTCTGTAATGGTCTCAAAATCGCTTGGTAGGGTGTACTCGGTCTGAGCAAATAAAACGCTATTTGTGCCTGTTAATGAGGCTTCTTGGCTCATTGTGACAGTATTACCATTTACTGAAACTACATAGGTATCTTGGGCGACATTGTAGCCAGTAATCGAATATTGTGTGGTTAAACCTGTAGTATTGCTGACATTGGTTAATACATAACTGCCTTGAACCGATGTTGCAGTTGCATTGACAAATTGAGTGTAGAAACGATACTCCTTCTCTAGAGCTTGCCAGTCGTATTCCTTGAGTAAATCATACCCTGCGCCATTCATCAAAGCTAAGATTTGTTGCGTATCTTGGCTAGGATTACCATTAACATAGGTAGGTACTGTAAGGTTTAATTCGGCTGTAACTTGCTGGACAAGTTGGAGCATCGTTGCTGACATATTAGGCTTCCTCAGTTACTTTCTTGCGAGTTCTAGGTTTCTTTTCACTCACAGCCGCAAGTAGCGCTGCCATTTGCTCCTGCATTTGAGCCAGCTTCGCATCTGTTTCTGCCTTAATTTTAGCATTTTCTTCTTTGAGTTGTGCTAATTCAGCATTTTTGGCATCAACTTCTGCGGTATCTTTAGCCAAATTGAGGTAGGTGCGAGCTTTTTCTCTAAAAGCATGGGGAGACATACCTGCAATCATGCCAATACGCTGTAATTGCTGGTCAGAACAGTTAGCAATCGACTCTACGGTATGAAATTTGATACCTTTGAGTTCTTCAGCTTGGGACATACTGACTAAAGGCCATGCAGAAACAGGAGTTCCTACGATTTCTTCCTGATTTCCAATTTTATTTTGGTAAGCAGCCCATTGTTGTGGGAATCGAGCCTTATGGTTATCTCTAGCGATGGTGTCAATCACATTGAGTTGGTAGCCTGGGGTCATAATCTGAATCCAATCAGCATCCTTAAAAATAGGTCTGCCTTGGGCAATGGTTTCGTCTTTAATTTCAATCGGTTTACGATAAAAACGAACACTTAAAAGCGCATCTGCGCCACGAACATCTGATTCAATAGCCATTTAATTCTCCTAAGGGATTAGGTTGTTAAAAAGAAAAAGGGACTCCCCTTGTGAGGGAATCCCTAGTTTACTACAGGGTTAAAACTTAAACGCTTGTAGCGCCAAACCAGCCATAGTCACCAGAAACCATAGAAACTGCTGGTGAAATGTATGAACCGCCTGTTGCTGTTACTTGGAAAGTAGAAGCATTAACGGTGCAAGTTGTGGTGCTTGGGGTGATAGTAGCGGCTGCTTGTGCGAACACATAACGCTTACCATCTGATGCAAAAGTTTCTGCACCGATTGGGCCAAACGCTGGAATTACTTCTGCGGTTGAACCGTTGGTTAAAGCAAAATCAACTGGGGTAACTGTAGTTAAAGATACGCCAGCGATAGGGAGAGTACTGTATGCCATGATATTTTTCCTTTCAAATCAATGGATTAGTTTGTCAAGATGCCTTGGAGGAAGCGGTTACTTGTGGTCAAGTTACCAGCCCAGCCGTACAACTTAACAATAGCGTCTTGGTTAATTGCTTGACGCTCGCCACCGATAGGAACAAAGTTACGCTCTTTGTGTGGGCGTAGGAAAATGTAATTGGTGTTCAAGAAGTACATGGTGTTAGAAGGTTGCTCGTTACCATAACCGCCACCCAATACCACATCAGCAGATGTACCGCCACCATAGAACTTCATGGATGCAAAACCTGAAGAACCAGATTCTTCGGTCATAATACGCTGAATAGCTTGGAGAGCTTGTACATACAGGCTGTAAAAGTTGGTATCAGCAACAATCAAGTCGGCTTTATCAGTACCACGAACCAACTGGAGGGCTGTTGAAGTCATCTTAGCTTGGATGTTGGTAGCAGTAATGGTTGTGCCAGTAGTTGCTGTGTTCTGCCAGAAAGACCAGTTAGCAGCATTGATACCACCGTAAGTACCAGAGGTAGGAGTTGCGGAAACCGCAGCAGCCAAACCATCCAAGTTCTTACCACCGTTACCTGTACCGTCTAGGAACAAGTCGCCAGAGATACGGTTTAACAAGCGAGCTTCAGAAACTTGCATACGACCATCTAACAGGTCAATGATTGCTTCTTTGCTTGAGTTTTGAAGCATTTCCAAGCCAGACATAGTAACTGCATCAGCGTACTGAGCAATTTTGTACTGGGCTGCAGAAATTGGGCTATCTGGGGAAATGTTCAATACTTCATATCCAGAGTAGCTGTTTGCATTGTTGGTATTTGGGTCGTTGTACATGATTTCTTCCAAAATCACATTACCACCTGAGAATGGGCGTACATTGCCCTTCTTGTCCAACTGTTGCAAGATTGCGTTGTTGTTTGTTAAGTTGTCTGCCAATTCACCGCTACGACTTTGGATGGTAGTAGCGATAATATCGGTAATTGCGCTATTAGCAAATGCCATGATAGTTATCCTTTAAAAATAAGTTAATTTAAACCCTGCCAGTCATTGCCTCGCCTAATTGCGCTGCAATAATTGACCTTCTGTCCTTACCATCTGCCTTATTACCCACTCCGCTAGGTGTAACGGACTTTGGACTAACTGCGGCAGCTTTGGCTTTAGCTACTTGTTGTGCCTTTGATGCTTCCTTTTTAACTTGGGCAAGGAGTCGTTCTTGTTCCAATTTAAAGACTTCATCATTCATACGCACAGCTTTTGCATAAGCCGTTTCAAGGTCTTGGGCTAAACCACGCTCAAGTAATTGAGCCATATCTTCCCTTACCACCTCAAAGTGCGGAAANNTCTCCGCATCACTACTAACCCTCTGAATTTCTGCCATCAGACGGCTTTGTTCTTCTTGTTGCTTCCAGCCACGAACCTGTTGCACTTCGTTCTGCAAAGCAGCAAGTTGTTGATTCAACGCATAAGACTGTGGGTCTTGTTGCATTGGCGCAACACTTTCCCCTAATTGTATTCCATAATCTTGTGCAAGTCTATGAAATAGTTGAACTCTTTGGTCATAAGGTGCGCTAGATAAAATCATGTGTGCTCTGCCAAGGTTATTAATCCAGGCAGCAGGGTGAATGTTTTGCTTCTGTAATTCAGGGACAAATGGGGCGATTGCCTCTACCAGCACTTTAGCGTTGTCGGCTTCTTGTTTATAGGTAGAAACACCCTTTTTGTACTCAGATTCACGCTGATTTGAATATTCTGCTAATTTGAGGCTTTCTTCTTTGGTTAATTGCTGACCAGAAGTGAGCTTATCCCAAATTGGTAGATACTCTTTTTTCCATGTGGTTGGGCGTGGAATCGCTTTTACAGTTTCTTCTTCCTGCGGTTCTTCATCCGACTCCTCAGATTCAGCAGCTTGAACGCTTTCGGCAGGTTTTTCACTATCTTCTGCGACAGCTTCCTCTTGATTGGACTCCTCGGCATTATCCTCTGCCACATCCTTTGGTTCTTCCAAGGGTTCTTCGACAATCTCATTCTCCTCAGGCTGTTCTAAGGCTGCCTCCATTGCTGCTTCTAATGCACTTCTGCGGTCATCACTCATGTTTTCTCCAAGTTATCGGTAGTTAAGTTTTGCGTATGCCAATTCTGCAATCTGGCGTTTACGCTTTTCCGCAGATTTGCGGTCAATCTCAATCGGCTTGTGCTGCATTGGGACATCGTTGCCAATTTCAATCATTCGGTGCTGTTTTAGATGGTCTCTGTGGTGGCTACGGCTTTTTATCCATGAGCCATCGACTTGGCTGATATAGCCTTCAATATCGGACATGACCATAGCGGATTCACGCCTTGTCATTTCTTGTTTTTGTTTCCATGCTTCTTCAGCTTCGGGTGTTCCTAGGGTAAACCCCCAGAACTCAAGGTAATAATCTTTATCAGATTGTTTAGCTTTTACATGGTTTCCTTCAGACCATCCGCAGTTTGGACAAATCATAACGCCTCCAATAGTTGTGGTAGTTTGTGCCAGTCACTCTGGCGTAAGGGGACAACGGAATCGTACCAACTGGCATTTTTCCATCGCCAACAAATATAGGCATCCTCAGGAAGCAAAACAAAAGTCTTGACACCCAAAGCGCCAGCTAAATGCGCTGTAGCCGTATCAGGTGCTACAACAGCTTTTAATGACTTCATGTGACACGCAGTCTTATAGAAATTTTGTTTCCAGCCATCGCTAGGCAAGGGCATGAATATGTCGTCAATTTCTGGGTTTAATGAGTAGCAATCATCACCGACTAATTGGCGCAATTCTTTGATGGGCGTGGATTTAATATAATGAAGTGGGCCTTTAGATGCCATCCAATTAACCCCAACTTTGCGCTCTATCGGGCTAAAACCAGCGTCTAAATAGCCTTCTGAGCCAACAATTTTATCCTTCGTAATTGGGAATGATTGGCGGACATAGCTTGGCGAGTGCATCGCAAAAAATGGCAATGACATTGAGCCTACCCAATAATCCGCTTCTAAAGGTTTGCC